TCGGCCCGTCCGCGTCGATGTCCACCAGGTCGAGGATGTTTTCCGGGAGCCGTCCCGCCGCGGCCGCGGCCGTAATCGCCCGCTTCATCACTGCCAGATCGGCATGGATCGTCTCCGCCTGGAGCCGCTGGAACATCTTCACGGCCGGGCCCTCAGCCACCATCGTGGAGGCGTAGTTGGCGTTCGAGGCATCGGAGCTAAGCATGAATTCCGGCATACAAAGCCGACTGGCGATGGCCCGCAGCTCGGCCTGCAATGCCTGGACGTAGCGGCTTACGTCGATCCCGCTGGCCGGAAACGTGTACTTCGTGCCCGGTCCGTGGTCGAGGATTGTCCCGGCCGGATACTCTTTGTAGGTCCGCGTTCGCCCGGTGGTCCGGTCGGTCGCCTTGACATCGGCCATTTGGCTGACGTACTCTTGCACCTTGGCCTGGCTGGCCGAGACGTGCTCGCGGACCATGGCGATGGCCGCCTGGATTTCGGCCACCGTGCTCATGTTCCGCAGGATTTTCGCTGCCCTTGCCAGGTTTTTCCGCACCGGGTAAAAGACCGGAATTCCCCGCGGCGCGGTGAAATCGGCGTTGGCCTTGCGGTGCTGCACCTCGGCCGCGTCCACGTCCTCGCCGTCCACGTAGTACGCCAGCACTGTCTCCACGTCGCCCGGCTTGTGCCGGATGCCGTAGCGGACGTTTTTGTCGCCGGCGAGCCGCCCCGGCGTGCGGACCTGTTCCGGCTCGATAAACCGCACCGTCAACCCATCGCCACCATCGTCGCCGAAGAACCGCAAAAAACACTCGCCGTCGCGGTCCAGGCGCAGGCGTATCTCCTGCTGCCTGCTGTGCCAGCGATTCCGCTCGACGAACCCGTCCAAAACGGCCTTGGCCGCGTCGAGCACGTCCTGGCCCACGTCTCCGCCGGCTCGCGGCACTACCTTGTAGACGTGCCCCTCGCCCACGACGTAGCTGATGCGGTTCTCGACCGCGTTGATGGCGAACTCGTTGGTCAGGCAGAGGTAGCGGCCCTGGTTGCGGATCTCACCGAGTTCGACCTCGCTGCGGTAGGCCAGGGCCGCCGCCCCGGGATCGAGCGTGCCCAGGTGGATCTTGTTCCAGATCCGCTGTCCGTTGTCCAGCAGCTCGTCGTCGAAATCGACCAGCCGGTCCCAGAGGTCGAGCTGCGACTCCAAGAAACGGTTCCGGTGCGACAAGAGCCGCAAGGACAGTTCCGCGTGTTTGGCCTCGGTCTCTTGGATCGTCGGCATGATTAGTTCCCTCCGGAGAGTTCCATCGGCAGCCGCACGGCCATCTCCAGCGCGTCCGGTCCGTCGTCGTGATCGGCGTGCGGGAAGTCGATGAGCTGGTCGACCAACAGGTGGCAGCCGGGTGAATCCTGCTTGAATCTCAGCTCGCGGTTCACCAGGTACGGCCCCAGCCGCCGGATTCGCACCTCCTTGTTCACCTTGTTGACCAGCTTGTAGACCGGCCACCGCAGCGTCATCCGCTGCTGACAAATCCGCTCGAACTCGTGGACCAAAAGCTCCTGGAACTGATTGCTCTCGAACCCCAGCATGTCCGGCTTGTAGCGGTCGCACATCCGCAGCGTATCCTCGACGATCCGGTGCGGCGGCCGTCGATCCAGGTCCGCGTCGACGTAGACCAGGCCGTTGTGGACTCCCATGAAAACGATCGCCGAGTAGTCGTGCGAACGGTCCTTGCCCCCTTTGCTCGGGTCCACGGCGATCACCCGCAGATCGAACGTTTTGGGCCACATCTGCGGCGGACACCAGATCCACTCGCCGAAATAGTCGATCGGCCATTCGCTCCCGCCGGCGGTGGTCGGGTCCTGTTGGTAAAGCGCGGCGAAGGCCCGCGGGTCCTGCTTGCGGGTCTTTTCCAGCTCGTCGGCCGGCAGAAACTCCGGCCAAAGCGCCTCGCCTTCGGCCCGCGGGTCGGCCGGGTGCCCCGTCCCGCCCGTGCGGACCGCCGGCAGCGCCAGGACCTCCCATCGGTCCGCTTCCCGGTTGGCCTGCTGGCGCAAGAGTCGCCCGGCCAGGTCATCGCGGTGCCAGCGGGTCATCACCAACAGGATTCTCGCGTCGCTGGAACGCCGGCTGTAGAAGTCGTTGGTGAACCACTGCCAGACCCGCTCGCGGACCGCCGGCGAGTCGGCCTCTTCGCGGCTCTTGACCGGATCGTCGATGATCCCCACATCGAACCCGTGGCCGGTAATCGCCCCGCCCACGCCGGCCGAGCGATAGTAGCCGGCGTGGTCGATGACCTCGAACAGGTCGGAGGTCCGCCGGTAGTGATGCCTTGACGAAGACCGGACGAACCGGTCCGAGAGCCGCGTGGCCGGGAACAACGCCCGGTAGACGTCGCTGGTGAGGATCCGCTGGACGTCGCGGTTGTTTGCGATCGCGAGCTCGGCCGTGTGCGAGCAGGCGATGATCTGCGTATCCGGGTCGCGGCCCAGCAGGTAGGCGGGCAGCCGCCGACTGCACAGCTCCGTTTTGCCGTGTCGCGGAGGCATTGAGACCACGAGTCGCGTGACGTCGCCGGCGACTAACCGGTCCAGGCATTCAGCCAGCAGGCGGTGGTGCCAGTTGACCCGGTAGCCCCGCTTGGTGAGCCTCGTGAAGTCCAGCAGGTTCCCCCTGGCGCGCCGCCTGGCCAGCAGGTGCAGCGCCGCTTCCCGCGGCGAGAGCCGCGGCGATCGGATCGTCGCAGCCGCCAGCGATCGCGGCGAGCTGGTCATCCTCGAGTTGGTGGATGGAGACAACGGTGATCGGCCCTCCCGGCAACCCGCTAATCTCGGTCCGCTTGGACGGCATCGCGCCGAGCAGGTCGAGTCGCTTGGCGATGCACCACTGCACGCCGGCCAGGAACGCGGGATTGCCGGCCTGGCCAGAGCGCTGTTCGCGGTGTTTTGCTGCTGCAGAACCATCGGGATTCCTCACGGCGTCCTCGCAGGATCGCCGCCACGCCTCCCAGTATTCCCGTTCGAGCCTGTCGATCCGCGCCAGCTCGGCGGCCACCGCCTCGTCGATCCGCTCGGCCGCCTGGGCGCGCCACTGTCGCCGGATCGCTGCGAGATCCCGTGTGACGGTCGCATGGTGGACACCGGCCAACTCGGCGATCGTGTAGACCGTTTTGCCTTCGCAGTACCAATCGGCCACCATCGCTCGCCGGCGGTCGATCTCAGTCCGCTTTTGCCGCGTCCGCACGCCCATGAACTGTGCTCGTGGTGCCCTGTCCCGATGCCGATGCCGTGCACAAATCCTTCAGCATCGCCGTCGCCAGCGCCGGGTTGCCGGATCGTTGGTCCAACAGCGACACGGCCGCCTCCATCGCTCGCTTGACCGGCAGCGCGAGGATCATCTCCTGGAGCCGCTGAATGTTCGCATCGAACCGCTCGAAGTCGAGCCCGTCCAATTCCGAGAGCAGACTGTGGCACTGCGCCAGCCGTTCGATCGCCTCCCATTCCTCCGGGTGCAGCCCGCCGGCCGTCGGGTTTGGCTGCCTCGCTACAACCTCCTCTTCCCACGGCATGACCAGGTGGCCCCGCTCGCGGTCCTCCCGCGTCCGGTCGAAGAGCACCGCGATCGCCGCCCCGGGGTATCGCGTCCGCCACTCGTCATACTGCCCTTCACAGTCCAGTACGTCCACCAGCAGGTGCGTCGCTGCGGCCGGGTCGCGGACCTGCACGGCCTTCTTCAAGAAGCCGGCCGCGATCTTGGCCCCCGGCGTCACCCCGTAGAACGACCGCCCTTCGCGGTCCACCAGTACGAGCCTGGCGTCCACGTCATCCCAGTCGCAATAGGTGACCAGGCCATCCAATTCGGAAGGTTTGACGGTCTTCATTCGTACTTCCTCTCGTGTTGGATCTCTACCTGGCGAAGGCGCTGCTCGTACTCGTCGAGCTTCTCGGTCAGCCTGGAAACCATCTTCTCCAGCATCGACAGCTTGGCCCACATCATCCCGGCGACCATTGCCAACCCGGTGACGTGAATTGCGATCGTGACGATGGCTTCCGTCGGCATGGTTCGATCCTGTTAGTGGTTAGTGGTTAGTGGTTAGTGGATAGTGTGTTAGCAGTCAGTGATCGGTTATCCACTACCCACTACCCACTATCCACTATCCACTACCCACTACCCACTACCCACTATCCACTATCCACTATCCACTATCCACTATCCACTACCCACTACCCACTACCCACTACCCACTGCCCACCGCACCGCCGTTGAGCTTCTTGACCGTCGCTTCGGCGGTCGCCTCGGCCATCCGCTCTTTGGCCCGGGCCTCCTCGGGCGTGTCCTCGTCGTTCTTCCACCAATCGACGATGGCCGCCTTGGCGGACGTGTAGGCCGTAGGCCCGACACCGCGGGCGGCGGCCCGAATAATCATCCGGCCGGCCCCGTAACCGACCGCACCCAGGCCCAACAGCGGCGCGACCATCTTCCAGAGGATGTCGGCCAGCGTGGCCCAGAGGTCTCCGCTGGTTCCCAACGTGTCGGCGGCGGCGGAAAAGTCGCCACCGATGGCCTCTCCGGCCGCCTCGCTCAGCACCGGAGCCACCTGGCGAACCTTCTCTTCCACCTCGGCCTGGGCCTTGCGCTGAGTCTCGGCCTCCAGGTAACCGGCCACCGCCTCCGAGAGGCTCTTCTGGGCCTCGGCCAGGTCCTGGAGCGGCTCGGCCAGCGGGGCCGTGTCGATGGTCACGTTCGGCGCCGGGGGCGCGGCGATCTCGATCTTCGGCAGCGGCGCCTGGGTCGAAGGCGGAGGCGGCGGAGGGGACGGCAGGGTGGGCCAGGCCCCGCCGCCCCCAGGAGCCGGACTCGGGGACGGTTGCGATTGGTTGCGGCGGTAGGGCAACAGGTACCAACGGGAAGGATCTTGACAACTCCCGCCCGGACAGTCAGCCGCGGGCCGCCACTGGGTCGATCCGCCGCGAAGCGCGGCCAGGGCCGTCTTGTTCTGTTGCGGTGTGCCAAAGGCCGCATAGACGGCCTGGACGCTCGAGGCGATGCCCAGCGGATCGCCGTCTTCCATTCGCGCGGAGACCACGCCCACGATGTGGCGACCGCCCAGGTCCAGCAGGGCCGAGCCGCTGCGGCCGTCGGCCGGTGGCGGGACGAAATAGAGCCGCGTGCCCGAGTAGCCGCGGGCGTGGCCCTGGAAGGCGGTCGGCCAGGCCCCGCGGGCACAACCGGCCGAGGTGATCGTTTCTCCCGAGCGGAGCACGTAACTGGGC